AACTGTTTATCTAAATAACTTTTGCTCATTTCTAGTAATTGAGCGCGAATTTCAAAAGGATTCATTTTTTTCTCCGTGTGTGTATGTCATCAATAAATACAATTAAAAGTGCTGCTGCTAAAAGCAGCAAACATGTACCAGCATTCATTTTAGCATTAACTGTTGAGCTTTGCGCCAATTACCTCTACGAGTAAGTTGACTAGCTAGTAATGCTTGACAAATAGTAGTAAACCAATTCATTGCCAACTCCTGTGTGTTATACCAGTTTTTTACTAGACTGGTAACTAGTATAATTACATTTTACCTGGCTTAGGTTTTTTGCCTGGTTTCATCGGCTCTTTGTAAGGTTTTGTTGCCATAGTTTGCTCCTTATTGTTTTCTCTAGCATAAATAGCGCGTTCAGCAGCTTGACAACTTTCTAGTGTATCAAACTGACAATTACCGCGCTGTCCATATTTGTACTTCCCATTACTACATTTATAACAAGGCATTATAGTGCCTCAATTTTAGTTAATGTACTTATTTTATGTCCTACAATAGTATCTGTAGGTTTATATACGCCACTACTATCTGGCCTATATACTCTGATAAGAGCACCTGGATCATCTTTAGTACCAGTAATAGTAAAGCTACTACCAGGTATTTGTTCTTCGCCACTAGTAATTACCTTGGTTACTTTACCGCGTGCTGTGCCACCACTACTTGACCAACTTACACTATCGCCGCGCTTTATAGTTCCAGCTTTAGCTTTTTTAAGAGCAGCTAATATACTATTGTAAAACTCTAATTCATATATTTTATTCACATTTAACTCCTAAATGTTGATACTCTTTAGCAAAATAATTTTAATTAAAATTTTCTTTAAAATTTGGATCCGTACAAAACCATATACCCAAAGTAGTTTTTATTCCTTTAGAAATTATAGGAACACCATGTATTGTTTCACTTGGATAAATTATAATACTTCCTGACTTAGGTTTATTCCAATACTCTTTACCATTCAGGGTTAGATACGTTTCACCACCTAAAAATCCACTATTTAAATACGTTATTGTACTAAATACTTTTATTTTGCTAGGATCATCTTCGTGAAGTGTATGTTGTCTATTAGTTCTCCATAATACTAAATCTGTTTGTTCTGGCCAGCAAATAGTTTTATAACAATTATATACAATATTAGTTACTTTTTCTCTATACTCTAGTATAATATTTTTTAACTCTATATCTTTAATATTTAATGCTTGTATCTTATCATTTTCATCCCATGGCATTAAAGTAGGATTATAATTTTTTGATAAACCACACGTTTGTATAATAAAATTATGTAATTTTTTACAAGATTGTTTATCTAAAACATTATCGTACCTATATATTCCTGGTAAACTTATGTGTATTTTATTCATAGTGATTTTTTAATAAAAGGTTCACTAGCTAGATTTTTTTGTTTAGCTTCACACATAATATCTGCCCATTCATTGTGTGTAGCCGCCCAATTATTTACACTATTATTCCAGTAGTAGTCGCTATGTGCTCGCAGCCGAGTTGATGTAAATCCTAAACTTGTAAGTAGTTGATAGTCAGGTAGTTGATCTGGATCATGCTCAACCAAGACATCTTCTCTGGATACTGAATAGTGTATAACAGGTCTAACATCTCGCCACGAATCTTTAATCACTTTAATTCGGTTATCATCTGACTCGATATATTCTCCTTTACTATATATCCAGTGGTGATGTATGTCTAGTACTAGTGCACAGTGATCTACAAGCTCTAAGCTATGTTCTAATCCCCAAGTATATTCTGCGTTTTCTATTGTTAAGATGTTGCGCGCTTCAGGACTTAGTTTCCTAAGTGCGTCAATAATCCCTTGCGGACCGCGCTTTCCTCCAATATGAACATTACATTTAAAATCTTGAAATTTATTACCATAACCCATGTAACGGGCGATGTCAGTATGATACTCAAACTCAATAATACTGTTATCAACAATTCCATTATTATCACTTGCTAGTACACAAAATTGTCCTGGGTGGAAACTTAATCTTACATCTTTACCTCTAGCAATATCACCCACTTTGCTAAGGTGTTTTTCTAAATAGTTGATAACGTCTGGTTGAAAATAAAACCACATCCAGTCATTATGAGTATATACCGGAAATAAATCACTGCTTATACGAAATTGACGTTGATTTTTTGGTAGACTACCTATCCACTCCATTTGTCGTTTTAATACTTCACAGTTGTTATGTATAATTGTCCAGAGTTTTTCTACTGCTTTATCTTTGGTTTGATTATTTAAGTAAGTTAATGTAGTTGTAGTTGTATTTAATTTTTTATCGGCCTTATCGTGTGCTATTTGTATTTTGCAAGCAAAGCCTACACGTTTTATGTTCTGATCAAATGTGTGCATTATTGCGGCCAACGATTGATTGGACACAAATTAGTTAGTTTTTTAGCATAAATCATTATTAATTTTTCTGTTTGTTGACAGGTATCCATTATTTTATTATAGCTAGTACAAAAACTACAAATTTTTGTACGAACTTCAAATAGTGAAAGTTGTTGTGGTTGATTAATATTCATAGTATGTGGTACCCCAAGCGAGACTCGAACTCGCATGCTTATGCACTGGAACCTAAATCCAGCGTGTCTACCAATTCCACCATCGGGGCATTATTTTAGTGACTCTTTATACCTTTTAATATATTCACTATCTAAACTAGCATATTGACGAAATTTTTCTTTGCCATACTTGTCGTAGTCGTGGTAGGCATCTTGTTCTAGTTTAACTAGTTTTTCTATACTAAGAGCCTTAAGAAATCGCCATAAGTAAGCATCTACTAAAAATTCACGTGTATATTCAGCCATGTCAAACTCCTATAATAAAAGTATATTATACTATAGTTATAAGAATTTGTCAAGTTTATAATCATACTAGTCGTTGGTTGGTCCAATTATTTTAATAATATTAGTAGTATTATCTTCTAGTGTTTTTAAACTATTAGTATTAGTAGTAACAATATTTGTAATACCATCTTTAGCAATACTACTAGCAGTATTTAAACCATTAGTGCTAGTTGTAACAACACCTGTAATACCAGCTTTACCAACATTTTCAAGACTAGTTAAACCATTAGTGCTAGTTGTAACAACTCCACTAATACCATCTTTAGCAATACTACTAGCAGTATTTAAACCATTAGTGCTAGTTGTAACAACACCTGTAATGCCAGCCTTACCAACATTTTCAACACTAGTTAAACCATTAATACTAGTTGTAACAACACCTGTAATACCAGCCTTACCAACATTTTCAACACTAGTTAGTCCACTATTAGCAATAGTACCAGCAGTAGTTAGTCCACTATTAGCAATAGTACCAGCAGTAGTTAATCCACTATTAGCAATATTACTATTAGCAGTAAAACCACTATTAGCAATAGCAGTATTACTTGTACTCATATTTGTACTCATAGTTGCAAATGTACTATTAGTACTTTGTGCAATAGCTGCTTGATTATTACTTTGTGTTACTGCTATTTGACGATTAGCATGAATACCATATAAATTAGTAATTGTTGGTAGAAGTACTCCTGTCCACTGTAATGCTCTATCGCCTACGCTAATTGGAGCATTAACTTGTTGAGATTGTTTTGAGTTAGTACTGCCCATATTTAAACTCATAACTGCTGCAACTTTAGCAGTAGTATCGCCTTGTTTAGCAATTTCTGCTAGTGCTGTATATCTAGCAGTTTCTGCACTAGCATTTGCTTGTGCAATTTTTTGTTGCGTTTCTGCATATAATTTATAGTCACTTGTTGCACAGCCAGCTAAACTAGCAGCTATACTAATAACTAGTAATTTTAGTTTCATATATTTCCTTTAATTATAGCCCTATTAATTTAGCACAAGTTGTACAAATAGGATTTTGATCTAAATCAGGTATAAGCTTGGTAGACCATATTCCACAGTGTGTACATTGATCTATTTGTTTTGTTAATTCTTGTACATCTAAACTGTCCATGTCTATGCCAAGCTCACTGCAAACTTCATAGAGTGGTTTATAAGTTTTATTTAGATGTGTTTTTAACTTTTGATACATCTACTTTATAACGATCGTCTAACTCAGGATGAGTTTTTTGAAACTCTAGTAAAAACATAATACAACACATAGCATGTGCTAGGTGTGATAATCCCGACTCAGGATCACAATCTTCACCATCATTAAATGCTATAATATGTCGCATTGCTGCGGCTAAGGGTCTGCTCCAAGCAAAACCACTACGCCAGTTGTGTTCACTATATTTATCAGCACCAAATTTCATTACTGCTGCTGTTTGTAATAGCGCTTCGCTGCTTAATAAGTTAACTGGTAGTTTATCACTATCAAATTTTTGTGCTTTACTTTTTGTAGTATTACTAAAAATACTATTGTACTTATTGTATAAATCCTTACCAGGATCAGTATTAGTAGTTATAAACAAACTGTCATCAGACAGTGAGGTTGTTTGAAATACTGCACTTTCATATCCAGGATGGTAAGGTGCTTCTGCTACTAGTCGTTTACTTTCTGGACTATTTGCTGGTGACACAGTTGTGCTAAAAAATAATTTTAATTCTTGTTGCTCTGATTCTAGTTTTGACATAATAGTAAAAAGGGGGCACTAGCCCCCTAGATTAGTTAATTGTAATTTGTTTAGGTTTTTTACTTTCAGGCACTTGATGCTCTAGGTAAATATTAAGCATGCCATCCTTATAGTCTGCATATTTAATTTTAATGTGATCTTGTAAGTACAGGCTCTTCTCAAAATTACGCATTGCCAATCCCCTATAGAGATAGTATCTATCTCCTTGTTCCTGTTTACGGCCACGGATTGTTAATGAGTTCTCGTGAAGCTCTACAGTTAGTTCGTCCCTATTAAAACCAGCGGCGGCTAACTCTACAAGCCAGTTGTTATCATCAATTTTAATAATATTGTGTGGCGGATAAGTTTTTGTTGTAGCGCGAACATTATCTAGTTGATTAAAAATTCTATCAAATCCAATTAATGCATGATTTACTAAATCTAATTGTGTCATAGTTTCTCCTTTAAATTCAAGCGAGTTGTTATAGAGGTTTTTTACTAGCTTACCTCCAAGCTAGCCTCTGATTTTTGGGCAACCTGCAGTAACAGGATTTTTAATCCCGGCATCTAGTTGTCCCGATACCATTACTGTGGCTATCTTTGATACTAGATTTAGACTTGTTGAGTTGTTTTATTATGCGTAGTCAACAGCCAAACACTACGTATTTAATATTATAACCCTAATAACAAACTTTTTCAAGATAAATTTTTTCGAGGTTTTAATAAGGCCCCACAATCTTTAGTATGTTTAATTTCACTAATTATATCATTATCAATTGGTCCTTTTGCTAGTGGACTAAAAGGATATCTGCGACAATAATCTTCATAGACTGGTAATAAAGTCTTAGTTATTAACTGTTCCAGTTCTGCTGTATAGTTTACAATTTTAGACATAAAAAGACCTCCATTTCACTTATTATAACAGTCTGGCCTACAATTTACAAGTCAATTTTTTTACAGTTTTGGCGCAGTGTTATTAATAATTTAGCTTGAAAATTTTTTGCTGTAGTGATAAAATTAAAATATTACAATTTTATTACAAAGGAACTTAAGTGAAACTATCCACAACAGTTATTATGCTGTTGCTAGTGCTTAGTTTATTTTTTCCAAGTATATTATTAGCCCCAATAAAACCTATAAATAATCTTTATAAAATAAAACACGATACAACACAATTAAATTGTTTAGCTAGAAATATATATCATGAAGCACTAGGAGAGAATTCAAAAGGAAAAATTGCTGTAGCACAGGTAACCTTAAATCGTGTAATTCATCAGCAGGAGTTTAACAAGACTATTTGTGGTGTAGTATACCAAAAAAATCAATTTAGTTGGACTAGTAGTAAGCAAACTATTAGTGACCATAAACAGTGGCACGAAGCAAAACATATTGCTAGTGATATTTTACAAGGTAAACTATTTTTAGAAAATTTTGATGCATTATATTTTCATGCTAATTATGTAAAACCACACTGGAGAAATAGCAAAAAGTATATAACTACTATAGGTAACCACTTATTTTATTTGTAATATTGGGGTAGCAGCTTAATTTTACAGTTGCTACCCTTTTGCGTTTCTGTTATAATATAAAAACTAATAACTTTTTGAACAATATGAATACAGCACACATTTGGTGGTCAACACCTGATATAGACAAAAACATATCACAAATTGCTCGCGTAAGCAATCCCCAAAATCAAATGAATCAAGAGTATAAAAAGCTACTAGAATACATGATGAGAGAAGGCCATGTTAGTCCATTTGAAATGGCTAATGTTTGCATGGAAATTAATACAACACGTGATATTGCTCGCCAGATTCTACGTCATCGTAGTTTTAGTTTTCAAGAGTTTTCGCAGCGTTATCAAACAGTTGAGGCACTCGGTCAGCTAGATACAACACGAGAGCCTAGATTACAAGATAATAAAAATAGACAAAACAGTATTAAACTAGACTATGCTAATGATCGAGAACGCATACTAGCTGCACAGTGGGAAATTAGGCTTAAGAGCTTTGCAGAACAAGCACAACAACACTATGAGTGGGCTATTAGTCAAGGCATCGCTAAGGAGCAAGCTCGTGCACTATTACCAGAAGGATTAACACCTAGTCGTATGTATATGAATGGTACCCTACGCAGTTGGATATTCTACCTAAAACAGCGACTTGATCCTAGTACGCAAAAAGAACATAGATTAGTGGCTGAATGTGTGCTTAGAGAACTTAGACATGTAGCACCAATTACAATTAGTGCATTTTTTCCAGAGGAATAATATGAATGTAGTACTGTATACTATGGACTTTGAACCAATTACAGTAATTGACTTACCAATGTGGATGCTTGATCATATTGAAAAAACTGGTGGTTGTAAGGTTGCTATTAAGCGTCCGGTTACCACAGACTTTATTGAACGAGTAGCAATTGGTACGGTTGAGGGTCCTGAATGTGTAGCTATTCGTCAAGCTAGATTACGTTGGATGGATGGTAGTATAAAAACTATATTAGTTACAGAAGATGACAAACTAGCACTAACGCTTAAACCTGAGTGGTTACCTGGTCAAAGATTACAAGTACAAAATATGGAAGCAGCTATTGGTTTTTTAGGCAAGGCTCTTAAACGAGAATTGCGAAAAAATAATCTTGACGATAATCTATAATTGTTATATAATATATTTTTATTTATTGGATATATAATGACTAGATCTCGTACTATAACAAAACTCAATCTACCAAAAATTCCACTAGGTCGCGATACTAAGCATATTCCTAGTCGTGACAGTGGTAGTGGTATAGGTGCTAGAAAAGATACTACTATGTATACTGGTACCAATGTTATTGGTATTGGTACCTTACACAAGTCAAATGCTGTACCTATTTTTAGTGAACAAGAAGCCAAAGACATTTCAGCAATGCGGAGATAATATGAAACTAACTAGAAAACAAGTCGAACAGCTATGCGAAATTACAGATCATTTTCATGAAATAGACTTATTTGAATTAGAAGAAAGTAATATGTCTGGAATAGGTCCAATGATAAGCGTTAAGTTTAGTATATTTGGTAAAAAGAATGATACTAGCGTAGATATAACAGATATAGAGAGTTGGTAGTGAACATTAAAATTCAACAAGAGTTTATTAAGTGGTATTTTCACAAACCATTTCCCAACTATGATAGTACTAAAAATCGTAGTAGTTTTTTAGATCAATTTCTTAGTAATAATTT